TGATGAACGATCATCCACCACAAGGTGTCGCTTCTACAGATGACATTGTACAAGCTGGTATTAAGTTAATTCAAAAAAATAAATTAACTAAATCTGAATCTGCTGTTACAAAATGGGTAAAAATGATCGCTCCTAAAAAACAAGCTTCTACCAGAGGTAATATTGTCAAAAAGATTTGTCAACAAACTAAAACAAGACAAGCTTGGGTAACTTACTCTAAAAAAGATTTAGAGAAGTTTTATGACAACTATGGCCAAGGTATGCTAAAGGGTGGTCAGTTTGACATAACCAGAGATAAGTACGGTTACGAAGTACAGACAAAGTATGAGTCAACTTATGCTACTAGAGCCTTAAAAAGGTTATCTGAAAGTGGTAAAAAGTCTTATTTTGTTCTTCATACAGACAGTCCTATTAAAAACAAAGATGGCCATATTATGAGAACTGATATGTTAAGACGATTAAAAAACATAGAAGAATCATTAAAATTTTTTGTTAAATGGTATAATAAACATAAAAAAATGCCGTGGGATATTGTTGGGTTTCTTCCTCAGGAAGATGGTGAAGACCAAACTAAAATCATTAAAACGACAAAATACGAAAAGAAAATCTAAAAATTACAGGCCGAGGGAGGGTTGACTTCCTTCGGCCTATAATATATAATAAGAATTATGTTTAGTTATCTCGGTGGTAAAAAATTTCAAGCAAAGTGGATTGCTTCTAACTTTCCAAAACACAACATTTATGTTGAACCATTTGGTGGTGCTTATTGGGTTTATTTTGTGTCCAACCACCAAATAGATCAGGCCCATACAAATGTATATAATGATTTTAATAAAGATATAGCCAATATATTTCATTGTGCTAGATATAAAGATAGAGAGTTTTTAAAATCTTTATTATCATACGAACCACAAAAAGAAGAAATCTTTAATCAATTTAAATCAGATTTAATACCATTTAATACAGATTTTGAATTAGGCGATATTGATAGAGCAACAAAATATATCTATTTACAAACTCAAAGTTTTAGTGGCGACACCCTAAATGAAAAAACAAAGTTTGTAAACCTAAAAGGTAAATATAAATCAAAGTATCAACATTTTATAGATAAAATTGAGAATAAAAAGTGGTTATATTTTATTAAAGGTATTACCAATATTCATAACGAATCATATGAAACAATTATTGATATGTATGATAAAGACGATACATTGTTTTATGTTGATCCACCATATTATAAAATGGAAGATTACTATGTAAAAGACTTTCAAAGAAGCCAACACGAAGACTTGGCCAATAAGTTAAAAGAAATAAAAGGTAAGTTTGTTCTATCTTATTATGATTTTCCACAATTACAAGAGTGGTTTCCTAAAGAAGAATATACTTGGATAGAAAAAGAATTTAATAAACAAAACGCTAGTAAAAACAAAGGCGCTGGTAAAGGTAAAGAAGTATTAATTATGAATTACAAACCAGCATTGACTTTAGAATAGTTTTGTGATATATTAAGTAAATGCGGATGTCGTATAAAAGTAATACACTTGGTTTCCAACCAAGGAAAGATTGGGCAGTACAATCCATCCGCTCCAAAAAGTTTAAGGAGTGATATGATTAAAGGATTTAAAATACCAAAAGTAAATTTTAAAATTAGAGAAGGCGATTCTGTATTAGAAGACGGCTGTAGTTTTGATGAGGGTAAATGGATAGAAAAAACAACAGACGATTTTTTCAAAGGTAAAAGAGTTGTTTTATTTTCTCTGCCAGGAGCATTTACACCTACTTGTACATCAACACAATTGCCAGGATTTGATGAGAATTATGAAAAGATTAAAGGTCTTGGAATAGACGAAATATATTGTTGTTCAGTAAATGACACATTTGTAATGAATGCTTGGACAGAAATATTAAAAGTTAAAAATGTAAAAGTCATACCTGATGGTTCTGGTAACTTTACTAGATTTATGGGTATGTTGATTGGAAAAAATCACAAGGGTTTTGGTAATAGAAGTTGGAGATATATGGCTGTTATTAATGATGGTGTTGTTGAGAAGTGGTGGCAAGAACCAGGTATCAATAATGACGGATCAGATAATGACCCATATATTGAAACTACACCAGAAAATATGATTGCTTATCTACAAGGATAGCATTGACAAAAAAACTATACTATGTTATATTATAATATATTAAATTATGAAGGAGTGAATAATTATGAATCTATCAAGTGATACGGTTTCTTTACTAAAAAACTTTTCAGACATCAACCAAAATATATTGGTTAAGCCTGGAAACAAAGTACAGACAATCTCTACAATGAAAAATATTTTGGCAGAAGCTGAAATATCAGAAAAGTTTGAAAGCGAATTTGCTATCTATGATCTACCAGAATTTTTGAGATCAGTAGAACTTTTTGAAAAACCAGAATTAAAGTTTAATGGTGGATCAAATGTTCAGATTGCTGATTCTAATTCAAAACAGGCAATCAAATATTTCTTTGCTGACAAATCAGTTATTGTTTCGCCTACAAAGAATATTACAATGCCAGACAAAGAAGTTACTTTTACTTTTAAAAAAGAAACATTTGCTAAGTTATTAAAAGCCGCTACGACTTTGAATTTACCAGATATTGCTGTTAAAGGTGATGGTAAATCAATTAATCTAGTTGCTACAGACAAAAAGAATAAATCTTCTAATGAATATTCTTTAGTTGTTGGCGAAACAGATAAATCATTTACAGCTTATTTTAAAACAGAAAATTTTAAAATGGTTTCAGATGATTATGATGTAGCAATTTCTAAACAAAAAATAAGTCATTTCGTAAACAGAAATAAACCTATACAGTATTGGATTGCTTTAGAGCCAGACTCGGAGTTTTAGTATGAGTGAGAACAAAACTCCTATGACACCAGCAGAGGAAGATAAAAATGCTGATGTTGTTAGACTAGAAGATGGTACAGCATATCCAAAAGATGGTTACATTAAAGTAGAAACTAGAGAGTATCATCAAACCACACATTATCTTAATAGACAAATTGCTATTGAAGATATATTGAAAGAGTTTGGTGATCTACCTACCTTTGAAAAAGGTTTATACTTTGATTGGACCAATTACCACGAAGCTTCACAAGAAGACAAAGACTTGGCAGATAAAGTCCAAGAATTTGTTAGTGACCACGATTATGACCGAGAGGAAGATTGTTGGACAATGAACAAAGGTGGTTATGATGTTGATAATGAAATTGTACAAAAATTTACAATGGAAACTAAATAATGAATAAAGTGAGGTTTATATTATGTCAGATTTTTTGTGGGTTGAAAAATACCGTCCAAAAAAGATAAGTGATTGTATTCTTACCGAAGATTTAAAGAATACATTTACACAATTCCTAAAACAAAAAGAAATACCTAATCTACTGTTATCTGGTACTGCTGGTACTGGTAAAACTACAGTAGCAAGAGCCTTGTGTGAAGAACTTGGTGCTGATTATATCATCATCAATGGTTCAGATGAAGGCCGTCAAATAGATACATTAAGACATAAGATTAAAAACTTTGCTTCAACTGTATCTCTTACCGAAGACGCTAATCATAAAGTGGTTATAATAGATGAGGCAGATTATATGAATGCTGATAGTGTTCAACCTGCTTTAAGAAACTTTATTGAAACATTTTATAATAACTGTAGATTTATATTTACTTGTAATTATGTAAACAAGATTATACCTGCCTTACATAGTCGTTGTACCGTCATTGATTTTGCTATTAAGAATGGTCAAAAGGTGAAGACGGCTACTGCCTTTATGAAACGATTAGGAGGCATACTTGATGATGAGAATATAGAATATGACAAAAAAGTGTTGTCAGAATTAATCCAAAAGTATTATCCAGACTTTAGAAGAACTATAAATGAACTTCAAAGGTATTCTGTACGTGGTAAAATTGATAGTGGTATATTGTTTAGTCTATCGGAAGCTAATACCAAAGAACTTGTAGCGTCATTAAAAGAAAAAAGATTTAATGATATGAGAAAATGGGTTGTTCAAAACTTGGACAAAGAGGCCTCTTTTCTGTTTAAAACAATTTATGATGTTCTTTATACTGTTATGGATTCTAAATCTATACCTCAAGCAATATTAATTTTAGCTGGTTATCAATATAAATCGGCTTTTGTTGCTGACCAGGAGATAAATATGGTCGCTTGTTTAACAGAAATTATGGCAAGTTGTAAATTTAAGTAGAGAATATAATGGCAAGAAGAACATTTTTTAGAAAACTAATAGTAAAATTACGAATGTGGTATGCTGATATACGAGGTCATCACGGTAAACGTTGGGATTATGAACCAGGTGATTGGTATATGGGTAGACACAATAAAAGAAAGTAAAACCGTAAGCGGATATGGTATAGAAGTATTACGCCACGTTGCCAACGTGGAGATGGCGGAGCGTTACCGCCTATCCGCTCCAGAATTATATTATGAGCTACGAATTAAAAGATTACCTAAACGCTATTAACTTTACAAAGCAAAATCTGTTAGATACAGATGACCTAACTTGGGAAAAGAAGTATCCACCATTCATTATTAATAAGTGTTTATCAATGCATTATGACAGCATAGCGGCTGCTAATGAGATGAATGGCTATCATTTTTTAGATAAGAAAGTCCAGTTTCATTTTTTGATAAATAGTATTAGAAAAAAGAAGCGATTTGGTGGCAAGTGGTTATCACAAGCCAAATTGAAGAATTTAGAGTATGTTAAAGAGTATTATGGATATAGTAATGAGAAGGCTAAACAGGCACTCAACATACTAAAAGACGAACAAATTGAATTTATAAAAGAGGCCTTGAATAAAGGCGGGAGAAAATAAATGAGTGAAGAAACTATTAATTGGTCGCCAGAGAGTATGTTAGAGGTAACAATCAAACAACCAGACGACTTCCTTAAAGTTAGAGAAACACTAACTAGAATTGGTGTAGCATCCAGAAAAGATAAAACACTTTACCAATCTTGTCACATTTTACATAAACAAGGTAAATACTTTATAACACACTTTAAAGAACTATTTGCTTTAGATGGCAAAAAAGCCACACTAGTAGAAAACGATATACAAAGAAGAAACACAATTGCTATTCTTTTACAAGATTGGAATTTAATTGACATTGTTAAACCAACAGAAGCTGAAAATAAAGCACCGTTAAGTCAAATTAAAGTTTTACCTTTTAAAGAAAAAAAAGAATGGACGCTATCAGCTAAATATAATATTGGAAAAAAGATTGACGAGAATAAGGGAGAAGTAAAAGATAGCGACAATGGAAGTACCGAAGTTTAAAGATTTTATTACTGAACAAGATGTAGAACGTAAAAATAAACCGATTACGGTTGCTATTATTACGAAATCTAATCCTAATGTAAAAAAACAAAAAGCTGGTGAAACACCTAAAAAAGAACTTACTGTAGGTCTAATAGAAAAGGCTTGTAAGAAAAAAGGTTTTGAGTGTGTTATTATCAATACAAAAAATGCTATCATCACAGGAAAAG